GTTACCAAACACAAAACTGTCATGCCACTCTTCTAACAAGAATATTCCGTTGTCTGCTTCTTCGTATACTCTTTCAAACTCTTTAAGAAACTCGTGACACACAGGATGATTTAAATTTAATCCATAAAAGCCGCACTCTGGCCATGTCTGTGATCCTTTGCCTCTGCCTACATATGTGATCCAAGAGGTGTCTGGTAACTGTGCTGCAAAGTCTTCATACGACCAAGGACTGTGTACATATGTATCCGCATCCATCCACACACACCAGTCCTTAGAACGCTGTACAGCGTCATACACAGCGTATGTTTTATTAGCGAACCTAACTGCGTCCCACTTGAATTGCTTCATCCAATCCTTACGTGTATGGCGCTGTGGCTCATTAGTAATGTCACCATTAGCCTTAGGAATGTGTCCCCATGTTGATTTAAATGCATTTAGTTTAGGCAATACTTCCTTTGCATCTAATATCTCAATGCGACTTGGATCAGGGTTATTAGGTTTACAATTTTCTGCATACACTAACAGCTTAATACGCTTATCAATATTTAATGCAAAACTATCAATCATACGTTGTCCGTACTTTGACAATCCTGCTGGATGAAACGTAGTTACTACTGTTATTTGTTTGCTCATATTACTTCTCCAGGAGTTGCAGCATTATAGTTAAAGTTAAGGTGAAAATTCATATTAATAACTACTCTATTTTTTTCGTTTCCTACACTGTTACCGTGATATCGTAACCCATTAAATAAAACGCCTGTTCCTTTTTTAGGAGTGTGACTAGATAGGATAGTTCGCTTATCATAGTTAGTATCGTTGTCATACATATCTTCATAAAAATGAGTAGGGCCGTCGCAATCGTTTACGTAATAAATCATAGTCCAGTGAGGTGCTTGTTGGTCTACGTGTGGCGTTAAGTAATGTTGTTGATTCCATGACGGGTCTCTATAAGTTAATACTGCTCGCATTCTTAGCAAGTGTTCTACAGTAGCATCTATGTGCTGTTCTAAAAAATAAGTTATAGGTTTAACTAAATTTAAATGAGAACTAGCGTGATTTATATCTTCAGCATAAAACAAATGAACAAGAGCATCTCTTGCTTTAATATTTGGATCATTTTCAAAAACTTCAGGAGCACTAGGATGCCCTGACACACTATGTTTATAGAACCAAGGAAATTGTAATGATGTCATTTCTCTTTCAATTTCGTCTTGATAACTTTTAGGTAGCAAATCTGGTATTATAAGTATGTCATGATTTTCGTTTATCATTTGTGGTCCTTTCATATAGTCCATTTTCTTAGGTGGTTCCAAGCATCGCCGTTTTCTAGTTCATCAAACTTCCAATGAAACATACTGATGCGCTCTAACCAACGCTGTCTATCAAATTCTTTTGGTGTTTCAATTTGCTCTAAATTAGTATTTGCTACTTCTTTGCTTTGACTTAACTCTGGATCAGTTAAGAAAGTATGATAGCCTTGTATAGTAGGACCAACTGATGCACTACTGTTATGATTAACTACTGCCCATGCGTTTTGAAGATCTTTTTCTAATGGCGTGCCTGGGTCAGATATTTTAATGTTACGTTCGTGCCGTAACTGACGGGCAATGATTGGCATGTAAAATCTAGATTTTTTATCGCCTGGATGGGCTCGTAATACTATAGGCCTGTTAGTATGTTTACGTAATTGTACAATAGTATTAATAGCCCAGTCTGTTGTTGATAATCCGTTCATAGTCCAGCCGCCGTCACGTTGTAACAATAAGAGAATTTGATAGCCGTTTGTTTTATATTCTTCTAAATGTATATTAGTATCTTTTGATATTTGCTGCCAACGGGCAGGATCCACTTCAGTATCACAGTATATTCCTGTAGTAGGAAAAATTCCATTAAAACTATATCTTAGATAACCATGAGGATTAACTTTGTCTTTGTATAAAAATAAGTTAGCATCTGCACATGCAACATACTTTTTTGTTTGTAACTGTTGATCTATGATTTGTTTTCTTAATTGCAAATGCGGTGTTCTTTGATCTGCATATACCCAGCCTTGCATCATTCCTACATCAGAAACTATAACATCATTGCCTGCATGAAGTATGCCTTGGTCACCACTTTGGTTTACTCCGGCATTAAACTTAATAAGCAATTCAGTTTTTTGGGGGTTAAGATTTTTAGCAGGAACTGACTTTAAATAACTAACTACTCTCATTTAATATCTCCCAAGCATATCCTGTGCGAATTTCTGCTTGCGTAAACTGACAATAACTTAGATGTCTTGCTAATGATACTTGTAAATCCTTTGTTGGAACTATAAGATTATCAATTTGATCTATTGCAGTATTACATACAGAAGTTGCTGCGTTAGTAGCAAGGGCAATGGCAGGAAGTCCGAACAAAAAAGCTTCAGTAGCAGCAATACTATTATATGTAACTAAGCAATATACATCGTTTGCCATTGCATTATAAATTGTATCTGTTGTAGTGCGAGTACTACGTGCGGCTGGCTTAGTGCGTATTTCAATTGGTCTGTCTGTATATTTTTTAATTTCAGCAATAGTATTTTCGATCCAAACATCTAAATCTTGATCATAAAATTTCATCACTTTTCCACTTGGTGGACATATTAAAATTTTACTTCCAGTTTTGTGACGACCAAATTCAACATTTAATCTACTCAATCTGTCATCAGGACGAGTAATAAGGCTGGAAGTATTTTGTAGTCCATTTTTTGTTATTCTGTGATAATCTTTTCTAACACTAGGTTGCATGTATCCAGTATCAATTGCATAAAATTCACGATTAGATTCTATACAGATTTTAAGTGCTTTTTGTGCTTTGCCGCCGAGCCCACGTATTACTAAGGTAGTATCTTCCTTATTTTTATAGTCCCATAATCCAATTGTTCCTCCAGAGCCTATAACAAAGTCTTGTAAGAAAGGATCATAAGCGCCTTTGTCGCGATAGTCGCGATTGGCCTCGTCATCTTCTTTATTTTTACTGACTGCTAATACTTTGACACCCATTTCTATTTCCTTTAATCGATTTAATTCATCTTTTGTTTTATATATATTTTCTTCTGGATCAATAATACTTTTTAATAACAAATCAATTATTATTTTCTTATTTGGATTTACAGTTAGCCTGTCAACTCCTACTATGTCTACGTTTTCGTAAAAGTCTAGTTTAGATTGTAATAATTTTTGTTTAACTTTATAATATTCATAATTGTATTCGCAATCTTCGTATTCTTTAAACCAAGGGCCGCCTTCTGTGTAGTGTAATGCTTTTGGCGTACCGTCTTGAGGTTCTTTGTACCAACCAACCAACCAATTCCATTCATGGCTTATTTCTCCAACAAGGTTATCATCAAGCCAACTAAAGCGATGGAAGAATGCGCCTGTCTTTGTGCTATTGTTAACTAGCTCTGTAGTAAGCTGTCTATTAGCTGGGTGTCCGCAGTTAATTAACATACAGCTAGACCAATTTTTCCTTGGATAATTATACTGTTGCTTACCATCCATCTTCAGCCCTTCTTTAGGCGTATAGTCGTGATGCGCACACATTACAGCATAATCATTATTTGATTGTTCAAACAATTTTGCTGGGTCATCTAAAAAAACAAAATCGCAATCTATAAAAAGTGCCCAGCCACTATATTGAGAAAGATGCGGTACTAAGAATCGAGTAAATGTAAATTCAGTGCTTGATAGATTATCGTTAGGTCTAGTATAAACTTTAGTTTTTCTAAGGATTTTTTGTTTTAATGGAATTATTTCAACAGGCACACTAGCATGATCTATTATGCTTTGCCTGCAAACTTCGTATGCTTCTTCTTCTTTACTGTCCCAACCAACGTATATACGTAACGGGTTATTCTCTTCGCTCAATGTCACTCTCCGCTAGTATATTTCCAAACCAAGTCTCAATAATCTTAACTGGTTCGGTTCCGTTATTGTGTGGCCTGTGCCATACCATAGCATCAATATCATAGCTATCCTTTGGACCAATTGTAATTGTTGATTTACGTTCTTTCCACTCAGTGTCGATTGTTACGTTTCCTTGTACAACATGCCAATGCTCGGACCTATGTTTATGTCGCTGATCCGATAATGATTTGCCTGGTTCAATTGTAAGTTCTTTTACTGCCCAGCCAGGTCCGCTATCTAGTAATCGATAAAATCCCCAAGGGCGCTCTGTTTTCGGGGTCTTCCACTCTTCTAATATCCAACTACTAGAATTTTTCTTATCTTCGCCGCCTACTCCATATGCAAACTCTATATGCGGGTAGCTTCTATATGCGTTAAATTCTGGAGTTGTTTCTGCTGTTCTATCACCACCGTTTGCAAAAATAAGTTTACTACCTAATGGCATTCTATAATTGGGATTGGTTAACAAATAATGGATAGCCATTCTAGCAGTGTTATCTTTGTCAATAAATCCAAAGACGCCATCAACAGCTTTAAGTTCTTGCACAATAGCAACACGTTCTTCGAACGGCATAAACGGTCTACCTTTCTTACGTGTTAACCAATCATCCGAGTTTACTCCAACAAGTAATTCATCGCCCAGCTTACTTGCTGCGTTAAGGTAGGCAATGTGCCCACTGTGTAGCGGGTCAAATCCGCCTGTGACTAATACAATACGTTTCATAAAACTATTTATATGCGCAGTTTATAAAAAAAGATATTTATGAATTCCAGCCAAATATATAATCTTTACGTACATTAGTAAATTCAATAGCACCTAATGATTTTATATACTCTCCAGCACACTCATTTGTGTCAGGATGTTGCTCGCATACAATAATGGGTTTGTATTTTAAAATTGTTTCTGTTGCTCCTTTTAACACTTCTAACTCGTGTCTTTCACAATCAATTTTTAATAATCCAAATTTAGGCAAATTTAAATCATCCATACGTTTAATAGTTATGTTGCCAGTACCAATATTAGAAACATAACTATTACCAGTATTGTCTTTATCAAATTCCATAGTAACTTTATCATTAACACTTCCTAATGCAAAAAAATTAACTTGCACTGGCAAGCCTTTTACATTAAGTTCTAAGCATTCATGTACTTGCTGCATAGGTTCATAAGCAAAAACTTGTTTAAATTTTTCAGTTAATGGCTTTGCCCATAGCCCTACATTTGCTCCAACGTCGATTGCAAGATCAAAGTCTGTAACATATTTGTAAGCAGTATCTCTAACATCGTCTTGATATTCAGCTGGACCTCCATTTTTAACACGCTTAGTAATCATCCTATAAAAATGATTATCGCTATCTGGCATCCAATAATTATATACTTGTTTCATTTAATTTATCACACCTATAATTGCGTTTTTTTTGTTACCTGTCTTGGCTATTTTACCATAGCCAAGCTTCTTTAATTGTTTACCCACTTCGTCTCTTGCATAGCCGTATCTAGTTTCGTGCCCTTTGCATTCGTATAGTATTACAGGCTTATATTTTGCTATTAGATCAATACCGCCGTTTATAATAAGTGGCTCAAACCCTTCAGCGTCCATTTTAATAAAATCAACATCTGTAAATGAAAAACTATCCATTGTTTTTACTAAGATATCACCGCTTGAATTAGGAGTAACATGAGTGCCGAATGTACTTCTTATTCCTTTGCTGATATTTTTATTGTTCATAATGTAAGTCAGTGAAACAGTTTGCTCTTTATCACCAAGCCCGCAAGCATGTATTTGTACATTATCTAGATTAAAGTGTTTTACATTTGTTTCTAAGCAGTTATAAACGTTAGGTTCAATTTCAAATGCATGTACATTAGTAAATCTTTTTGACATATGAAATGACATTATGCCGTAGTTTGCTCCTACATCAATTGCTGTCCTAAATTGCTTGCAACACGACATTGCTGTGTTAATTTGTCCAGACTGATAATCAACAACATTTGGTTTTCGTTCTTTTTTCATTGCTCTGTGTAGAATAGAATCGCCAGACAATATAGTCCAGTCTTGATATAATGTTGTTTGCATATATAGTTTCTCCACAGTATTTATATACGTAGTTTATTTAAGAAAAGTAATAAGGTTTAAGTCTGTTCCAAGCATACCCTAATTTATGCTCATGAAAATAATATTGTGTCCAAGCTAAATCATATAACCATTGTTCACGAGGTATATCTAATTTTGGATTGTCTATATATGATAGACTTGGTTGACTAACTGGCCAACACATTGCAGTGTCGTCTAATGCAAATGTAGGGATACCTAAACATGCACTTTCAATAAGAGTATTACTAGTTGTTCCAACTACAGCCCAGGCGTTGTCAAAGTCTTTTTGCAATCCTTTGCCGCCACTCGCTGTTGTATTTGTTTCGTAATTAACAGTGTGTGTTACATTAGGAATAGCATTGCTATTTGCAATACCTTCTGCTATTGACCTACTTTTTCTTGCTTTTGGATGTCCTCTAAGGATAATAGGCATATCAGTATGCATACGTATATGCGTTAAGCAATCAACTACGTAATCCCAATATCCAGTAGTAGTATTTCCCCAAACTTTATGTACTTGTTCTAAACTACTGTCATTAGGCTTCTGCAAGATGAATAAAATATAATCACCCTTTGCTTCCCATGGTAGTATTTTTATGTTTTGATCTTTTTTAATTTTTTCAAATCTATCAGGAGGGCTGTTTTTGTTACAAAATATTCCCTGGCGCATAAAATGATTCCATCCTACACGTTGCATGTATAACGGATTTAGCTCGTGTACTTCTGATGTTCCGGATCTAAACACAGGGCTTTCGTATACTAAAAATGGTTTATTTGATTCCTTAATAAAATCAAATTGATCTTTGTATTCTATTAGATGATCTTTATATATGTTAGTTTGCATGAATCCGTCAGCACTCTGTACTAACGGATCATTTAGATTTTTAACTAATTTAAAATTAGGCAAGTCTGGAATGAAGTCTTTATTATGACCACGGAAACTAGTTAAATCAAAGCTACCTTTTATACCAACTATTAATGGTTCATTAGATGCTGGCATCTTCCATACCTGCCACTCTAAGCTTAACTACATTTGTAATTTGCCATTGCTTTTGATCAAGACCTTTTAAGAGTCCTAACCATTTGTTGCGCATAAGTGCAAACTCGTTAATGATCTTTTCATAGTCAACAACATCTGCCTCACCGTCTACGTATTTTTCAACGTCACGGCTTGACAGAGCTCGTTGGTAGTTTTCAAGATATTTCTTAAAGTACGAGCTACGCAATCTACGTAGC